TGTGAGATCTCGAATTTACGTCGGAATCGATAAGGAATCTTTTTGGGATTGTTGGCAATTTAACCATTGCACTACCTTCCACTTGGGTAGGTTTCGGCTAGAGTTGTGTCAGTCGTCACATTTTGGACGTGGATCCCCTTCGCAGACAAGTCACCGACGACCAGCTACTAAAGCTCCTCAAAGTCATTGAGACACTGAGGATCTTGGATCGTGAGATGCCAGCACAGCTGCTCTCCACGTTCTTATATGTAGCTAGTCACGACGGCTGTCACAAGCCTGCACTGTCGGAGGATTTGGACTTCTCAGAAGCGTCATCGTCAAGATGCACGGACTGGTTGTCCAGGAAACACAGGATCAAAGGACGTGATGGCTTGAACCTCATCACCAAGGAGGCTGATCCAGCAAACAGACGCAGACACGTCTTGAGGTTAACTCCTCAGGGCAAATTACTTGCACAACAACTTCGCGACATTCTCTATGAGTGATCTCAAATGGGGTGATGCACTTGATCACGCTCTCAAAACGAGATGGCGTGGCAAAGCCTCAGAAAAAACCAACAGGATCAATGCTGGTCATTTCACTAGTTTTGCAGGTCGAGCAAAACCAGTCAGCAAAATCAATCAACAACTCATGGACGTATTTGTGGCTGATTTGCAATTGGAGCGTGAACTTTCAAACGCAACAATCAATCGCTGCATTACTGCAATTGCAACGGTGATTAATCACTGTGCCCGCCGTGAAATGTGCAGACCTTCTCCTGTCTTTGAAAAGCTGGATGAAGGTGAAATCAAAATGTCTTGGTTTACTCAGGACGCTGTGGACAGGATTGCTCACGCTGCCCTGGACCCATACGACCGCAGAGACATCCATGACGTTGTTCTGATGGCTGCCTACACAGGGATGCGTCAGGGCGAGCTGCTCAAGCTCAAGGCCAGGGACATCGACCTCGATGCCTCCAAGCCACGGATCCATGTTGGCGGTGTGCCGCACCTGACAACCAAGGCCAAAAACTACAGATGCATCCCGATCCATCCACGGATCATGGAACCGCTCTCTAAGCGCCTGGAACATGCCTCACCCAACGTCAGGGTGTTTGATGACCTCTACGACAAGGACCAGCTGCTGAGGGCCTTTAAAAAGGTCAGGGACTATGCAGGGGTGGAGCCGTACCGCTTCCACGATCTCCGGCATAGCTTCGGGACTTGGCAGTGCGAAGCAGGGACGCCCATGCGGACCCTGATGGGGATCATGGGCCACAAGAGAATCGAGACCACGCTGCGCTATGCCAAGCACACCGACAAGGCTGCTGAGGAAGCGATAGCGCGTATCTAGCGCGACTAATGGGTGGCCTGATAGGCTCCATCAGTTCCGAAACGAGCGGATTCTCACTGAGTCCAATCGCTGGAATCCACACGCGGATGTGGCGGAATTGGTAGACGCGCTAGTTTCAGGTTCATGCGTGGCTAACTTTCACTAGTGCAAGGGTCAGGGTCCGCGCCCTGACTCTTCTTTCACAATCACACTTCCACTTAGGTAGGAGTCTGAACACCGGGTCTAACGCGGAATTCTTATGCCAACTCCAGCTGAGATATCAGCGCAGGTTGATCTTGAACGTGAACAAATAAGGCAAGGAAAGATCAATCTGCATACAAACACCACGAATCTTGAAAACAAAGACTATGCAAGTGCTTCTGTTTATGGTGTTTCTTCAATCCAAACATTGCTGCCTCTTGTAGTTCAACGTATCGAACAAACAAATCTCAGGTTGAGGAAAGGTAATGCAGGCAAAAACTTTGCTGACATTATCTGCTTCTTAGAAAAACTTGAACCAGAGGCAGCTGCGGCCATCACTTGTAAAGTTACCTTTGACAAGGTATTCAGTACAAAAACTAAGAACAACAAAGCTGCAGCTGTCACCGAAGCGATCGGCAAGGCAATTGAAAACGAGTGCATGATGCGTCATTACGAGCAGACATGTCCTGGCCTGTTAAATAAGATCAAAGAAAAGTACTGGCATGATTCAATTGGTACTCATCAAAAGGTAACTGTTGTAAGAACACTTACGAACAGAGTTGATGTCGATCATTGGATAACATGGGGCTCAGTCAAGCAGGCAAAACTTGGTGGCTGGTTACTTGATTGTCTGTGCCAAGTGAGTCATTGGTTCACTAAACAGATGAGATACGAAGGTAAAAAGAGGGTCAATTATATTGTTCCAACTCCTGAATTTATCGACGTAAAAGATCAAGTAATGGCGACAGCTGAGTTGTTTTCGCCGATCGCCTGGCCGATGCTAGTGCCACCGAATGACTGGGATTTGCTTGGTGAAAAACCAGGCGGATACCTTCTTAATGAAGTCATGAAGGGCTATCCCATGGTTCGTCGCGGTAACGACGGGTCTATACAGGGAAAAACACCTGTTGACTTTTTGAACCACATTCAGAAGGTCGCATACAAGCTCAATCCTTTTATTGTTGGCGTTGCTGAAACGTTGATGAAAAAAAGAATAAGCATAGGAAAGTTTATCCCTATTGTTGAGACACCTCTACCACCCAAGCCACCTGATATTGCAACTAATGCGGAAGCAAGAAAGCATTACAGGAGAGGAGCTGCGGAGGCATGCAACAAAAACGCACAAGCATTTCAGAAATCATGTCGTACAAGAATGACAATGAATGCAGTGCAAACATTCAAGGATAAGGAGAAATTCTACATTCCTTGGAGTTTTGATTACAGAGGTAGGGTTTATCCTATCCCTGCATTCCTAACGCCTCAAGATACAGACTTTGGTAAGAGTTTACTGAAGTTTTACCACGAAGCATACGTAACACCGGAAGCTGAACAATGGTTAGCGTTCCAGTGTGCAACAACATATGGTCTTGATAAAGCACCTATGCATGAACGTATTGCTTGGGTTCTTGAGAATAAACATTTAATTGAACGTATTGCCGAAGATCCGATCGAGACGATTCCCGACTGGGAAGCAGCAGCCGAACCATTCAGTTTCCTTGCTGCCTGCGACGAGTACTATCATTGCATTATTAAGTGTGATAGAAATCATACTTCTAGTTTCATTGCCTGTGATGCTACATGCAGTGGGTTACAAATACTTGCCGGATTGGCAAGAGATAAAAGCACAGCGAAATTAGTAAACGTACTGCCTAGTGATAAACCACAGGACGCTTACTCAGTCATAGCAAAAGAATCTTATGAACACATTCCTGACCACATAAAACCTGTGTGGGATAGAAAGTGTACAAAAAGAGTTGTAATGACAGTGCCATATAACGCGACTCCATACTCAAATAGAGGTTACATTCGTGAAGCTTTAAGAGAGAAAGGTGTCGAAATTGACAAAGATGACCTAACAAAAATGGTCAAAGCTGTGCGTGACGCAATGCACAAGATCGTTCCAGGCCCTATGGCAGTCATGACATGGATCGAACTAGAGGTAGGTAAAGCAATTGATCGTGGAGCTAAAGAGTTAGCTTGGATAACACCTTCTGGTTTCAAAGTTACACAAAGACTTATGAAACCAAATGTGGAGATTATTAGGCTCCAGTTACTTGGTAGATGTGAGGTCTATGTTGCTGATGGTGAGAAAGATGAAGTTGATAAAAAGCACCACACAAATGCAACAGCTCCTAATCTTATCCACTCCTTAGATGCAAGCCTGCTTTGCTTATCTGCAATACGCTTCGACGCTCCGATTTCCCTCATACACGACTCGGTTTTATGTCGTGCTACTGATATGTCTACTCTTTCACAAATCGTGCGCGAGACATACATGTATTTGTTTGCAGAACACGACTATCTGACAACATTTGCTGAACAGATCGGAGCTGAAACAAAACCGCCAATTATTGATGACCTTGAACCTGAGTCAGTAATTGAATCCACCTATTTTTTCTGTTAATGGCAAGAACCACCTTTGTTACAAAAGAACCTGTTGTACTGCAAGGATTTAATGCAGTAACCAAACCATCTCAATATGGTTATACATTGCAGGCTGTCATCGATGATCAGCTAGTACGTCAACTCGAAGTTGATCGTGCTGATGGTTTGAAATGGGCCGAGTCAAAACTAAAGAATCCCAAGCGTTCTACTTTGCGTCATGAACCATGGGAAGAGGTTGCCGAAAATCTCTACAAAGTGAAGTTTGGTTGGGGAGAAGACAACAAGCCACCAATCGTTGATATGGATGGCTCTCCCGTCAGTAATGATACACCTGTTTATGAAGGCAGTACTGTCAAACTGGCTTTCTACCAAAAACCCTACATTCTCAAGGATGGTGTTACTTATGGCACTTCCCTTAAGTTGGTTGGTGTACAACTTAAAACAGTAAACTCTACAGCTGGTGTAGACGTTGGAGATATGTCACCAGAAAATATTGCTGAGTTGTTTGGCAAAGGTGAGGGGTTCAAAGTAAGTGACCCAAATGTGCAAATACACAAAGACACTGCACCTGAGGATGACTTCTGACCTTAAGTTTGTTGACGCTGCTTTCTATTACGAAGACCTAGACCACCAAAACAAGGCTTGGAACTATCTGCAGTCAAATGTAGATAGCAAAGTTCTGAGAGAGTTCACAGACTTATATCGTTCTGAGACAAGAACCCAAGAAGCTGATGTTGACTTGATCAGCAAATCAGATCTTGCTTACATTTGGAATTGTGCTGAGTCACTTATTGGTGATCACGAAATCTACGAGATGAATCAATGCTTGCATAGATTTGACATCACAACAACAAGTAGGATGAGGCATTTTCTTTCACAAACTGCACACGAAAGTGGTGGCGGTAAGTGGAAAGAAGAATTGTCAGATGGCTTGTATCTCAGAGGTAGGGCAGATCTCGGTCATGGTATGCATGAGGGTGAGGTCTGGAAAGGTGCTGGCTACATCCAGCTCACTGGAAAGTACAACTATCAAAGGTTTGCTGACTGGATGGGTGATCCTGACATTATGAAAGGGTCGTCTTATGTTGCAGTTACTTGGCCTTTTACATCTGCTGGTTTCTGGTGGATGGATAACAAAATGAATGATTTGTGTGATACAAATCCTTCTGTTTACACAGTCACCTTACGAGTTAATGGTGGCACAAACGGTCTAAGTGACCGTGAATACTATTACGACCGATGCACGAAAGTAATCCCATGACACCTGTCTACGAAACACGCTACGAGAAAGGAGAAAAGCTAAACGGTCGCCTTGCAATGCTTGGCATGATGGCTGCACTTGGTGCCTACGCACTCACAGGACAAATTATCCCTGGTGTTTGGTAGTGGCTTTCCGATCAGGACTTGAGGAAAAAGTCGCTGATCTTATGGTTGATTTAGGAGTGAAGTACGAGTATGAGTCTACTAAGATCCCTTATATTATTGCTCATAACTACACTCCTGATTTCGTACTGCCTAACGGCATCCTTTTAGAATGTAAAGGATATTGGGATGCAAAAGACAGGCGCAAAGTCAAATCAGTAAAAGAGCAGCATCCTGAACTTGATCTCCGCATGGTGTTTCAATCACCATTCAATACGATCAGTAAGAAATCAAAAACGACATACGCTCAATACTGCGAGCGGTTGAATATACCTTGGACATCATATGTCAATATACCAATCGACTGGCTCACTTAGTGAGTTCGTAATGCACATATCGTGCGACGAATGTGGTTCATCAGATGCCAATAGTTTGTACTCTGATGGACACTCTTTTTGTTTTGCTTGTCACACTTGGAAAAGTGGAGACGGCAATGTTCACAATCACACTTCTACCCATGAGCAAATGCGACCAAAAGGATTTCCACGACGATTATCTAAGCGAGGAATTTCTGAAAAAGTATGCGAAGAGTACGGAATCCATGCCGACGACTCACATCTATACTTCCATTATCGAGACAGCACTGGCAAAATTATTGGAATAAAAACTAAGGACAAGCAAAAAAAGTTTTGGTATGAAGGCGAGTCAGATGGC